GGAATAAAAGTATTTAGTTTGCCAATAATACAATTAGGCGATATTGTAAACATAGAATATAAAAACGAAAATAACTTAGACGTTGTTGCATCATCTACATCTAAGTTTGTTGTGTATAATATAGACTATCAAAAGGATATAGGTGGACCCACTATGACCCTATATTTAAGTGAGGTGTAAAATGGTATATTTTACTGGAAATGGAAAAATTGTTTATGATGATTATCCAATTGCTCCCACCCATGAAGAAAAGATGTCTTGGAAAAATGGTAGTGCAAAAAGGCTTACAGATGCCTCTCAACTTGAAGATTTTGCAAATTATATTTCTGGGCTAAATGCTATCCCAGACGATCCAACAGTCTTATACCCCAATGGCAACGTTGATGGGGATGTTAAGCCAGCAACCACTGACTTGATCTTATTTAAAGATGACACTCTTCCTGTAGATATAATGACAGACCTTATATTTGAAAATATAGGTGGACAAGAATTAATCAATATTGTAAGATCAGATTTAGTCAATGGACAAAACACTTTATATCAGCCAATCAAAAATCTTAGTAACGTATACTTTCAGTATAACCCACAAAATATTTTAGGATTACAAGATATAGATTCAAACTACTTTAAGCAATTTCCTATTAATTTTTCTAGCAAAATACCAGAATGTGGTACTGGGCCAGACTGCTCTATAGTGTATATTGATGAAGTAACAGGAGATTTAGTGATTAATGTTATTAATTTAGCAAAAGATGAACAGGTTGAGATATCTATTATATCGGATGGGGTAGTATTATATGATTACTAACATTGGAAAAGGCATTTTAGCCAAATATCTTATAGGGCAGGCTCCTGCTTATGCTTCCTATATTGCTATAGGATGCGGAGCAAAGCCATTAGGTACAGCGCAGCAGTTTGGAGATTACTCAAATAAAGAGAGCCTAGACTTTGAAATGTTTAGGGTGCCCATTATTTCAAGAGGATATGTAAACGATGGCGGTATAGAAAAAATTGTATTAACTGCAGAACTTCCAACCGATGAAAGGTATGAGATTTCTGAAGTAGGAGTATACTCTGCTGGAGCAAACCCATCTGCTGGAGCCTATGACTCTAGATCTCTGTTTGCATTTACTGTTAACGAAAACTGGGAATACCATGATCAAACATCATCAACTAAGTTAAATGTTATTTATGAACCACTAGGAGAAAATAACACGATAGATCAGCCATATAAAGGTTTTCAGACAAACTCAGATAATGTTATTTTTACTGACTCAAATAGAGCATCTAGGTACGAAAGATGTAGGTTTTTTAATAACGTTGTTATGATGAGGGGAGATTCAGCAAATCTTTCTGTAGTAGACAATCATATAGAAATAGGCTCTAATTCAGACCATATACATTTACTTGGAACATCTTTAGATTTTAATAAAAATATTCCAACAGATCAAATTAAGTTGGCCTTTAGTGTAATCAACAAAGATCCAGATCCATCCATAGTTCCCGATGAAGTAAGAATTTTATTAGAGTTTGCAGAAACAGACACATCTGGCACTGGACAGTGGGCTAGATTTGAAGTAATTATGAATGCAAATGATTATGACTTTGCAAATAATAGATATTATGTAGCAACAAAAGAACTACAAGAGTTGTATAAGAGCACAGGATTCACGTGGAACAATGTTACTATTGTAAAAATATATACAACCGTTATCAATAATAATGTACCGTCATCAGATTTTTATATAGGACTAGATGCTATTAGGTTTGAAAATATATCCACAACAAATCCTATTTATGGATTAACTGGATATACAGTTTTAAAAAATTCAAATGCAGCAACTGTGGTTAAGGCAGCCAATACAACAAACTATATAGAGTTTAGATTCGCTATGGATGTGCAATAGTGGCTAATCCAGACCAAGGTGTAAAAAAAATAATTATACCAAAATCCAAACTTCCTGGATTTTTTGGAGAGAACAAGCAATATGTTTTACGTTATAGATTTATATCTGAAGATAAAAATAGAACATCACACTGGTCCCCACTTTATAAGATAATTGCAGAGGATACCCCTAATGAAATATTAAATAGTATGATTATTGATACTACAAATAAAATAATAAATATAACATGGGAGCCACAAGAAAACATCGAGGAGTATTTTATATATGTAAAGTGGAATAATTCTGGATGGCAATATTATGCTAAAACATCACAGACAAATTATTCTATAGTTTATGGATTGGGTAAAGAGTATGTTCATATAGCGGTACAACCTAAAACTATTCCTTTAGAAAGATTTGCAGATGCTATATTATTTGAAAACGAGGGCAGTCTGATATAATTAGACAGGAGGAAAAATGGCAAAAATACCACTACCAGAATTAGGTCAACCACTTGATGTATCGTATATTTATCAAATTGCTAATGCAATTAATGAGTTATCACTTCAGGTTTCACCAGCAATATATAAATATGTTACAGTAGATGTACCTAATGGTGTTTCGCAAAATGCCAAGGCATCTGAAACTAGAATCATTGCTGGATATACAGATGTAGTTAAAAGTTCTAACCAAAGCGTGGGAAGCCAGCAACCATTCTCATATAGTTTTGCAGCAGACTTTAAGTTTGCTCCCATAGTTACAGCAACGCCGATTAATATCGGAGGAACTGAAGCAGGTAAAAATGTTTCTGTTGTTATAAAAAGCATTACAACATCCAAGGTTGACGGCGTTGTTAATTTTAATTCAGGTGGAGATGTCTCTATCGGCGTTAATTTAATTATCGTCGGCATTCCTAATTAATGATTAGATGTAAAAAATGTTCAAGATATATGATGGTAGACAGAGTTTACAACTCTTTATCTCATATAGAAATATATTGTTTTACTTGTGGATCAAGAAGATTTTTTCACCCACCATCTGAAACAGAGGAAGGTAGATGGCTATTAAAAAGGGAATTAGAACGAGCGAAGAATACAATCTCTCTCCTGTAATTAATGGAAGTAAAAAGATCTGGTTTTTAAATAAAGATTTAGTTAGAGTAATACATTCCAACAGATCAAATGGAATAATGTCAATTTATAATATAACAAAAGATAAGGTTGAAAGTTGCCTGATAAATGATTTTAAAAGTAAAAGAGAAAGGGCATACACTATATCAGAAACTGCAGATCTTGTCAATAGGCACAGGAAATATATGCCAACACTCATGAAGCGTGGAATAATTCCATTACCAATAGGTTCACAAAAAGGCGGAATTCGTGGATGGCAAATTAGATCGTATTACTCTGAATCGCAAGTAAAGGAGATTCGTGATATACTGGCTACGTACCACATTGGTAGACCAAGGAAAGACAATTTAATAACAAATGATATTACACCTACAAAGGCTGAGTTGACTCGCAGAATGGGTGATGGTATACTTACATATACAAAGACTGAAGATGGTAGGTTTATACCTATTTGGTCTGAATCAATATAATCGAAGGGTATGAAATGGAAGACACTAAAGTATCAGTAACACTTGGATACACGTTGAATCTTGGAAACTTTCAGTCTTTAAGACTAGACTTGGGAGTAGTAGATGCAAAGCGTGATGGAGAAAATACAGATCAAGCATTTGAGCGTGTATATAAGTTTGTTGAAGATAAACTGGCAGCAAAGATAGCAGAAGCAAAGGTTGAACTAGAAGAAAGCAATTAGTGTGACAGACAAACAGAAGCGACTGGCTCTGTTAAGTAGGTTTGATAAACACTATAAGTTTAAACTAGGACAGAAGCCACAATATAACAAGTGGGTTGAGCAGTGGTCTGCTGATGCACTCATAGAATCTTACGGTATTGAGGTTTGCTATGAATTGCTAGAATATTATTTTGATGTAACAGAAAATCCTACATGGAATCATTTTTCATATATTGCTCATGATATACTGGAAGCAAAGCATCAACAGATTAAAGATTTAGAAGACAGATTAGAGCGTAGGGCAAAGGCTAAGGAGTGGTTGAGTGAATAGTACAAAACAAAGATCTTTAGCAAAATCAATTACATGGAGATTGATAGCAGTATTTAGTACTTTTGCTATTATTTATTTTATGACAGGCGACACCATGTTTGCTACATCTGTTACTATTGTGTCAAATGTTATTAACTTTATTTTATATTATATTCATGAAAGAGTATGGCTAACCGTTAAATGGGGTAGATCATGAATAATACAGAATCAAAATTAATCTCAGCCGTATTAAAAGATAAGCAGGCCCATGTTTTATTACAGGCCAACGTTGAAAATATATTAACAACTCATGTAGATGTTTGGCAGTTTATTAGAAAGTACTACGAGGCTAATTCCACAGTTCCACCAACAGAGTTGGTTGTAGAAAAATTTAGAGACTTTGAGCCTATTGGCGGTGTTGGAACTACTAAGCATCACCTTGAAGAATTACAGGCAGAGTATCTAACAAATAGTTTAAAGGATATCATTAGATCTGCTGCAACAGACGTACAAGGAGGACAAGGACTTGATGCGCTTGAATCGCTAATTACAAAGACAGCAGAACTTAGAAAAAATACAGCAGCAATTCGTGATATTGATGTTACAGATTTAGATTCTGCAGTGGCATATTTTGAAAACTTAAAAAAGCAACAAGATGCTGGAGCATTGGGTATAAAAACTGGACTTCCAGGTTTTGATAATTACTTGCCATCTGGAATTATGCCAGGGCAGTTGGGGGTCTTTCTAGCGTATCCAGGTATAGGAAAGTCATGGTTGTCTCTCTATTTCGCTGTACAGGCCTGGAAGCAAGGTCGCAGCCCTATGGTTATCAGCCTTGAGATGTCAGAAACAGAAGTTCGTAATCGTGTTTTTGCAATTATGGGGGAAGGCCTTTGGTCACATAGAAAGTTAAGTGCTGGACAAGTTGAAATTGATATGCTTAAATCATGGCATGCAAAAAGTGTACAGGGAAAGCCAGAGTTTCATATCGTATCTAATGATACTGGCGGTGACATTAACCCAATGGTTCTTCGTGGAAAGATAGATCAGTATAAGCCAGACTTTGTTATTGTTGACTACTTACAACTAATGAGTCCAAATCAAAAATCTGACAATGAAACTGTAAGAATGAAAAACCTTTCACGAGAACTTAAACTCATGGCAATTGCAGAAGAAGTACCAATTATTGCAATTTCTTCCGCTACTCCAGATGACGTTACAAAACTTGATACTGTCCCTACTCTAGGGCAAACAGCGTGGTCAAGGCAGATAGCATATGATGCTGACTGGGTTTTGGCTTTGGGTAGAGGAACAAATAGCGATATTATTGAGTGTGTATTTAGAAAGAACCGTAATGGTTTTATGGGAGAATTCCTAGTTCAGGCTGATTTTGATAAGGGATATTACAGGTATAAGGACTATGAAGATAAGTCAGTATAATATGTCACATGGAGTTATATCAGCACAAGCCGATAAAAAGGTTTGGTTTGGATGGAGTTATCAACGATGACTCTGCCATATACAGGTTACAGCAAGAGTACATTAGGCTTCTTGTTTCTGAGATGCGTTCATCTGGCCATGCGCCCAGGTTTGATATTGATCCACAATTTACAATTAAATATAATGAAGAAAAAAATTACTTTGAATTTAAATTAAGCATTTATGGAATATATGTAGGGAGAAAAAAGGTAGAATGGATACTAGGGATAGACGGAATCAAGCCAATATATACACAGCCAGCCAGGTTAAAAGAGTACTCTCAGGATCTGGCGTAACTGTAGAAAAAGAATCAGAGTCTGAGTATATTGTATTTTGTCCATTTCATTCTAATCACCGAACCCCTGCTGGAGAAATAAATAAATACACTGGATTATTTTTTTGTTTTTCTTGTGGAAAAACTGCAGATCTTATAGAATTGGTTATGCACTTTTCTAATAGAACATACTTTGAGTCTGTTAGATTTATTAAAAGTAAAGAAGTTGAAGTAGACATACTTTCCGAAATTAATTCTAAGTTAATAGAAAAAGAAGAGTGGGAAGGCTTTGATTTGTTAGTAATCGACAGACTAAATAATCAAGCACTCAAGTCTGATAGAGCAAAAGCATATTTTGCTAAAAGAAAAATAGCAGAACAATCTATATCTAAGTTTAAACTAGGATATTCTGAAAATCAGGATATGATTTCTATACCAGTACATAACCACGAGGGCTTGTGCGTTGGATTTGTTGCAAGATCTGTAGAGGGAAAAGATTTTAAAAATACTCCAAAACTTCCTAAGTCAAAATTATTGTTTAATTTAAATAGAGTAAAGACGGCTTCTAAAGTTTATGTGGTTGAATCTTCTTTTGATGCAATAAGATTAGATCAGGTAGGGTTTCCAGCAGTAGCAACTTTAGGTGCTAATGTATCTACTAAGCAGTTAGACCTACTTGAAAAATATTTTTCTGATATAATTGTTATTGCAGACAATGACGAGGCTGGAGAAAATATGAAAGACAGGCTTATTAAAAGGTTTGGCTCAGGTGTTTCTGTAATTAATATAGACTCTAAATATAAAGATATAGGAGAAATGGAGAATGAGGAGATAATGAAATTAAATCATGATTTTGATAAGTCTATTCTTTCTCTTTTAAAATAAAAATGTTATTAAATTCAATACCAAGCGGTAGCACAATAGTAAATATTTTTATGCAAAACCCAGAAAGATACATGATGTTACTTTCTTTTGCACAAAATATCTTAAGAAAAGATTCATTTTTAAGTGTGCCAGAAAGAGAAACAATTGCAGCATTCACATCTAGTTTGAATAAGTGTAAGTTTTGTACTGGGTCTCATAGAGTATTTGCCATATCTGTAGGTGCCGATGAATTAGAACTTGATAAAATTATTAATCAAAATTATTCTGATATAAAAATAGCACCAATTTTAGATTATGTTAAAAAACTTACATTAACTCCATCAGAATTAACAGAGGAAGATGTTAAGAAGGTTTACAATGGAGGTTATTCTGAGGATGAACTAAAGGATGCAATTGCTATATGTGCTGCATTTAATATGTTCAATAGACTTGTTGAGGGGCACGGAATAGAAGAAAATATTCATACTTGGTTACCTTCAGCAGAAGATATCAATATGTTTGGGTATGATCGTGGGAAATAATAAACCTGCTTGGCTTATAGCACTAGCAACTATGAAAAGTAGATCTTATTGGAATAAAGCAAATCGTGTTGAGTTTTTTGCATTCATGACAAAATTAGTTATTATTTTCCCAGGATTGTTATTGGGACAACAATGGTGGTGGTTATATATTTTTGCGCTACTTTCAAGTTTATTATTAATATGGTCCTCTACTGTTAAGACATTACCTACCGTAATATTGTTTAATATAGGTTGGACATGTTTGGCATCTTTGGCAATACTAAAACATTTTGGATTGGTTTTATGAAGATAGTTGTAATAGGTGGAGGCACTGCTGGATATTTAGCAGCACTTACTATTAAGCATAAATATAAAAATTCTGATATTACTATAATAGATAGTTCTAAGATAGGGGTATTAGGTGCTGGAGAGGGGACAACTTCTAACTTTGGTTATATTTTTGATGAGTTAGAATTACCATTAAATGAATTTATAGAACATACTGGTGCAACATTAAAAAATGGAATAAGATTTACTGGTTGGTCTAAAAGTAACAAATCATATTTTCATCCACTAACAAACTACATATCGGATAGTGATACAGATAGAAACTTAGCGTTAGAGCAGTTTAAACTTGCATCTATAGAATTAATGTCAAATAGCAAAAACCTTGATGATATAAACAAAGGTTTATCTGCAACATTAACCAACACACTTTCATGGCCTTATATTGGTTGGCATCTAGATGCAATTAAACTTGCTGAGTTTTTTAGAAAGCATTCTGAGTTGCGTGGTATAAAAATTATTGATGATGTCTTTACACATTTTGGAGAGTTTGAAGGCAACATTAGCGTTGTGTATACAGAAAAAGGAAACTATGATTGTAATTTTGTAATAGATGCAACAGGTTTTAAAAATCTAGTTGTTGGAAAACATTTACAGGCAGAGTGGGTAGACACATCTAAAAGTTTGCCATGCACTAAGGCCCTAGCATTCTTTTTGCCACAAGATGAAAATTATTTTTTATGTACAGAAATAATTGCAATGAAGTACGGATGGGTATGGAAGACACCACTGAAACATAGATATGGCTGTGGATATGTTTATGATCCATCATACATAAATAAAGAGCAGGCAGAACAAGAAATATATGATTTATTTAAAAAAGAAGATGTAAAAATAGTAAATCATTTTGATTTTAATCCAGGATACTACAAGCAGCCCTGGTCTAAAAATTGTTTATCTGTAGGGCTTGCTTCTGGATTTTTTGAGCCTTTACATGCAACATCAATTATGTTAACTATTTATATGATGAGTCTTTTTATATCTGATGAATTTTTGCATAAATTTATAACTGAAAAAGATTATTCTGTATTAGAAAAATACAATAATAAAGTATTAGAAAAAAATGAAGAATTGCTAGGGTTTATATATACACATTATTTAACAGATCGAGACGATACAGATTTCTGGAAAAACTTTAAACAAAAAAATGTTGTTCCAGAGTACGCCCAAAAAGTGCTGGCTGAATTAGATAATGATTATATATCTAATTTTGTTATTAACAATAATAATAAAACATTTGGATATCAGTCATGGATGACTACTTATGTTGGCACAGGACAATTTAATAAAAACAATGCAGTTTCTAACTTGCAAACAAAAGAGGCATATGATAAACTGTATAAAGAGGCAAAAGAGTTTAAAGGAATAGAGATAGAAGAATATTTTAATAAATATAACTCAACGACTTGACAAACATAATTTGCTAGTATATAATATAAAAAACAAAGGAGAAAAACTATGAGCGTTATTAAGGGACTCAAAAACATTAATGCCCTGCTCGATAAGAAAACAGACGAGGCTGGTCCAAAGGTTCGTTGGCTTAAGTTGGCTGATGGACAGGCAGTTAAGATTCGATTCATTGAAGAGTTGGATGAGGATTCAGCAAACTATAACGATAAGCGTGGACTAGCGCTTGTTGTAAAGGAACATACAAATCCAAAGGACTATAAGCGCAAGGCTGTAGACACAATGGATACAGAAGGTCGTGACTGGGCCGAAGAAATGTATCGCAAGGATCCAAAGGGTAATAGCGGATGGCGTGGCCGTTTGCGCTTCTACTGCAATGTCCTTGTTGATGATGGAATTGAAGACAAGCCATACGTCGCTATCTGGTCAATGGGCGTAAGCAAGCAATCTTCATTTAACATTATTCGTGAATACGCCTTAGAGACTGGCAGTATTTCAAATCTAACATGGAAGTTAAAGCGTAATGGTCAGGGTACTGAAACATCTTATACTTTAATTCCTTCCGCTCCAGATAAGGAGCCTTTCAATTGGGATGACGTCGAACCATACCCACTAGAGAAAGCATTGCGTCGTGTTCCATATGCGGAGCAAGAAGCATTCTACCTAGGCTTTGATTCGCCATCTTCTACCTCAGCGACAAACATCGACTGGTAGCAGATGAATTACGTACCACTACATTTACATACCCACTTTTCACTATTCGACGGAATTGGGTTGCCGTCTGAATATGTAGAACGTGCTAAAAAACTGGGTATGCCAGCAATATCAATTACAGACCATGGCTCCCTTTCTGGCCATAGAGAAATGTATCGTGTTGCTAAGGCAAGTGGTATCAAGCCTATTCTTGGCATAGAAGGGTACATGTGTGAAGATCGCTTTGACAGAAGAGACAAAGAAGATCGAACTACACCTTTAGACATGGTGTATAACCACATTATCCTTCTAGCCAAGAATAAAGTTGGCTTAGAAAATCTAAACAAGTTAAACGAAATTGCATGGACAGAAGGCTATTATAAAAAGCCAAGAATAGATTTTGAAATCCTTGCAAAGTATAAAGAAGGAATTATTGTTTCTTCTGCATGTCCAAGTGGAATCATTGCAAAATCAATTGAACTTGGAGAACTTGGCATGGCAAAAAAATATATTAAATGGTTTAAAGAGCAGTTCGGCGATGATTATTATCTTGAAGTAATGCCACATAATGATGAGTCAATTAATAGAAATATATTATTGTTGGCTGATGAGTTTAATGTTAAGCCAATAGTTACACCAGACTGTCACCATGTAGACCCATCACAAAAAGAAATTCAAGAATTAAAACTTATCCTAAATACATACTCAAATAAGATTCAGAAAGATGCCACATACGAAAAGTCTAAAAAGCAGGGTGACTTGATGAAACGTCTTGACTATTTGTATGGTGCAGATAGACAGATGTCATTTAATAAGTTTGATATTCATTTACTTTCATATGAAGAGATTCAGGCTGCGATGGAGAAACAGGCAATTTGGAGAACTGACATATATGAAAATACAATTGAACTTGCAAATAAGATTGAAGACTACGACATACAGGATGGGCTTAACTTATTGCCAGTTCAATATAAGAACCCAGATAAACAATTAGAAGATCTTGCTATGGCTGGCTTGACTGAAAAAGGTTTAAGTAATAACAAAGAGTATATAGATAGACTTCAGGAAGAGTTACAGGTTATTAAGGATAAAAAGTTTGGTCCTTACTTCCTTGTTGTACAAAGTATGATCTCATGGGCTAAAAAGGAAGGCATCATGGTTGGTCCAGGTCGTGGATCTTCCGCAGGATCATTGTTATGCTATGCCCTAGGTATTACTGATATCGATCCAATTAAACATGGGTTGCTGTTCTTCCGCTTTATTAATCCTGAGCGTAATGACTTTCCAGATATTGATACAGATATTCAGGACTCTCGTCGTGATGAAGTAAAGGACTATCTTGTAAGACAGTATAAGCATG